TTGAAGAAAGGTCTAATGGATTCTAAATAGTTAAAAAATTTCTAATGAAAACTTTTCAGGAATTTATTTTAGAATCACATTGCAATAGCAGTCCAAAGGGAATGGACTGCCCATCACACGGAAGTGCAAAGTGTCCTAGAGTAAAATCACATAAAACAGTTGAAGCAATTGCGAAGAAGCATCGCATGGAGGTCTCTGATATTCAAAAGCAACTTGATATGGGAGAACCAATTGAGCACGAGCACACAAAAAATAAAACTTTAGCAATTGATATTGCCCTCCAACATCTTGACGAAATACCAGATTATTATACTCGTCTCAAGAAAATGGAAGCAAGTGCAAAAAAAGAACACAAGAAGTTTAAAGACGTAAAGGAAACAGTTACGATTGAAGATGCAAATGGAAATACATTTTTGGAAATTATTGATTTAATTAAACCAGAAAGAATGAAAGGTGTTAGTGAAGAAACTGCATCTGGAGATTCATCTCTCCACGATTGGTTTTCAAAAAGCAGATCAAGTGATGGAAAACCAGGATGGGTTCAACTTGGAGGCAAATATGCTGGAAAACCTTGTGCTCGTCAGCCAGGACAAACCACTAAACCAAAGTGTGGTAGTTCAAAAATGTCTGCCGAAATGTCCCCAGAGGAAGAAAATACAGCAGCAAGAAGAAAAAGAAGAGAAGACCCAAATCCAGATAGGTCAGGACAAGCAAAAAATGTTAAGACTGAAGAATTTGTAAATGAGGATGCTTGTAAAGAAAAAGTAAAATCTCGTTATAGAATTTGGCCTAGTGCTTATGCTTCTGGAGCATTAGTCAAATGCCGTAAAGTTGGTGCTTCAAATTGGGGAAATAAAAGTAAAGATGTAAAAGAAGGATATACAAGAATACAGTCTCGTGGATCTACTTATAGCATTGTATTGAATTGGAGAGGAAAATATCTTTCAGTTCAAATGTTTTTCCCACAATTTGCTAGACCACCAAAAGATCAGGTCACATTTGAAGTAAGAAAGATATATCCTGGTGCGATTGTATTGTCGTACAATCCATCGACAAAAGACCCAACAAAACCTTTACTATTCACAGGAGATGAAAATGAATCCAGACGACATTGAACTAGAAAATCTTTCTAAGATTTTTGAGTATGAAAAAATTTCTAGAGAGATTGATTCTTGTAATGATGTAGAACTTTTGAAAAATATATCAAAATCTTACGTGAAACTTTATTTTAAACAACAAGAAACAGTCGCAAGTATGGCTATTAATTTATGATTGAAAGACATTATAAAGGCAACCCGAATTTAAAAGCGGAAAATGTAAAGATTGAATTTACAACAGACCAAATTCAAGAATATCTAAAATGTAAAGATGATCCAATTTATTTTGCAAAGAACTACGTAAAGATTGTTTCTTTGGATCACGGATTAATGCCTTTTGAAATGTATGATTTTCAGGAAGAATTGATTACAAACTTTCATGAAAATAGATTTAATATTGCAAAACTTCCTAGACAGACAGGAAAATCAACAACTGTTGTATCATACCTTTTACATTATGCTCTTTTTAATGATAATATAAGAATTGCAATTCTAGCAAACAAAGCAGCAACCGCAATAGAACTTTTAGGTAGATTGCAACTGTCTTATGAAAATTTACCAAAGTGGTTACAGCAAGGTGTTGGTTCTTGGAACAAAGGTTCTCTAGAACTTGAAAATGGATCCAAAATTGTAGCAGCATCCACATCATCATCTGCTGTTCGAGGAAACTCTTTTAATATTATTTTCTTGGACGAATTTGCGTTCATGCCGAATCATATCGAAGAACAGTTTTTCTCTTCTGTATATCCTACCATTTCTTCAGGAACAAGCACAAAGGTTATTATCATCTCAACCCCGAATGGGATGAATATGTTTTATAAACTCTGGCACGATGCAGAAAGAGGAAAGAATGGTTATATTCCACTAGAAGTCCATTGGTCTGCGGTGCCTGGAAGGGACGCAGAGTGGAAACGACAAACTATTGCGAATACTTCTGAACGACAGTTTACACAAGAGTTTGAGTGCGAATTCTTGGGGTCAGTTGATACTTTGATTACTCCATCAAAACTTAGAATGATGGTTTATGATGATCCACTCAATAGAAGCAAAGGAATGGATGTCTATGAAGATCCAATCGAAAAGCACACATATTTAATGACGGTGGACGTATCTCGTGGAATGAGTAACGATTACTCTGCGTTTATTGTATTTGATATTAGTCAATTCCCATATAAGGTAGTTGCAAAATATCGAAATAATGAAATCAAACCTATGCTTTTTCCAAATATTATTTACGATATAGCAAAAGCATACAATAAAGCATTTGTTCTTGCTGAAGTAAATGATATTGGAGAACAATTATCAAGTATTCTTCATTATGATTTAGAATATGATAATATTTTGATGTGTTCGATGAGAGGAAGAGCAGGTCAAATGGTCGGTCAGGGATTTTCTGGAAAGAAAACTCAACTTGGAATCAAAATGTCCAAAACGGTCAAAAAAATTGGATGCTCTAACTTAAAAACAATTATTGAAGATGATAAGTTAGTCATTAAAGACTATGATATTATTAGTGAACTAACAACTTTTATTCAAAAAAGTCAATCATTTGAAGCAGAAGAAGGATGTAATGATGACCTTGCAATGTGTCTTGTGATTTTTGCTTGGTTAGTCGTTCAGGATTATTTCAAGGAGATGACTGATAATGATGTTCGTAAAAGAATATACGAAGACCAAAAAGACCAAATCGAACAAGATATGGCTCCATTTGGTTTTATGTCTGATGGATTGAGTGATGATACATCATTTGTTGATAATGACGGTGATAGGTGGCATTTGGATGAGTATGGAGATAGATCTTTTATGTGGGAATATCAATAATGAAGTTTGAAGAAGAACTTGAATTGGACAATTTACTCTTCAAAGAAAGAAAATGTAGGACTTGTAAAATAAAAAAAGATTTATTAAATGATTTTTATTTGACTAGAAAAAATAGAAAGGGATTCCCCTCTGCTTATTCATATGAATGTAAAGAATGTACTGTGAATAGAATTATCAATAGTAGAAAAAAACAACCACAAAAATCCATAGATTGCCAATACCCAGACTGGTAATTGTTCACGTATTGTTTCCCCATTTGAAGAATAACAATTTATAAATACTTCTAGGCAAAATGAACTTCTTCACGAGGGGAAACAGATGGCGTTAAATTTAGTATCACCAGGAGTCAGAATAAGAGAAGTTGATTTGACTGTTGGTGGAATTACCGCAGCAAACAATCAAGTTGGAGCTATTGCTGGACCTTTCCAAAAGGGTCCAGTTAATGTTCCTATTTTAATTGAAACAGAGAATGATTTACTCAATACATTTGGAAAACCAATTTCATCAGACGCACAATATGAATATTGGTTAGGTGCTTCTTCATATCTTTCTTACGGTGGTATTCTAAGAGTTGTAAGATGTAATGGAACAGCATTAAACAACGCAAATTCTACTGGGATTGGTTCTACCGCAGGAACTACACTTAAAATTGAATCAACAGAAGATTATAATAACAATCATTCTACTGATACTGCTTGGGCTTGGGCTGCTAGAAACCCAGGTTCTTGGGCAAACAACTTGAAGGTTTGTGTTATTGATGCCGCAGCAGACCAAAGACTTGGCATTGCATCTACTGGTAAATTAAGTGTTGGATTTGCTGTTACTGCCACAATCGACCAAACAGTTGCTGGTACTGGAACAACAACAAGAGAACAAGGAATACTCAAAGGTATTATTACTAAAGTTAATGCTGATTCAATTGATGTAAAAATCACCGCAAAGTCTTCTGGTGCTGGTTCAACTGTATTTACAGAAACTGCTTACTCCGAAGGAAGTGTAAATGCTTTTACACCTAGTTCAACTATTTTTATTACAAACAATAGTGGTACTGGTGTTAGTATTACCAGTCTAAATACAACAATTGGAACTTTTCAAGGTGTTGTTTCTACTGGGTCATCAATAATGAACCCTATAAGTTCAACTACAGGTTTTCTATCTGGAATTACTACTGGATCCACAATTCAATCAACTACTGATGGTATTTTGGGATCCAATACAACAGTTGCTGGATTTGGAACAACAAATATAAATGCAGGTGTAGCACAAACAACAATTCTTTTAAGTTCAAGTGTATCTGGTGCTGGTGGTACATATACATTTGGAATTTACACCATTTCTTCTAGTCCCACAGCAACAGCATCTGATTGGTATAATGAACAAACATTAGGATTGACAAATACTACTGTTTATTGGAAAAATATCGCACCAAGACCAAGAACTTCTCAATATGCTTCTGAGAGAAGTGGAAGAAATGATGAACTTCACGTCGTTGTTGTTGAGGATACTGGATCAATAACTGGTAGTGCTGGAAATATTTTAGAAAAATATACAAATCTTTCCAAAGCATTAGATGCGAAGATTTCTCCATCAGAAGCAAATTACTATAAGGATATTATTGCCAATAATTCACAATATATTTTCCCTGGACTTGCTCCAACTGGAGATAAAACAAAATTCTCAACAGTATCGGGTGTCGTATCAGCATCTAATACTACTTGGGGTCTAGAAGCACAAGGCAGTACATTCAATTGTATTGGAGCATCTATCTACAACTTAACTGGTGGTAAAGATTATTCTGGAGTTAGTAGTGTTGGTGGTTATTCAGTTGGTTTATCAGATGTTATTAGTGCCTATAGAAACTTCACAAATCCAGCAGAATATAAAATTGACTTTTTGATTGGTGGTCCTTCTGGTGGTGCTACAAAGCAAGAATCACAAGCAAAGGCAAATGAATTAATCGCAATCGCAGATATTCGTAAGGACTGCGTTGCTACCATTTCACCACATAGAATGGATGTTGTTAATGTAGCAAACTCTGATACTCAAACTAATAGTATTGTGATGTTCTTTGACCCATTAACCTCATCATCTTACGCAGTATTTGATACTGGTTATAAGTATGTTTATGATAGATTCAATAATCAATTCAGATACATTGCTTGTAATGCTGACGTTGCTGGATTGATGGCTAGAACA